GTGGCGGGAATGGCAACTTGCTGAAGGACGAAAACGCAGCGAGGAGATTAACCGCCAGAATCGCCAGTTGCGGGTGGAAAAAATCCTGAATCGTTCGGGCATCCAGCCTCTGCACAGCAAATGCTCGTTTGCAAATTATCAGGTGCAGAACGACGGGCAAAAATACGCGCTGAGCCAGGCCAAATCCATAGCTGACGAACTGATGACCGGGTGCACGAATTTTGTGTTCAGCGGTAAAACCGGCACCGGGAAAAATCACCTTGCAGCGGCGATGGGCAACCGGCTGATGGTGAAGGGGCGCAGCGTGATTATCGTCACCGTGTCTGACGTCATGAGCGTGTTGCATGACAGCTACGACAACGGCAAATCCGGGGAAAAATTTTTACAGGAGTTTTGCGGGGTTGATTTGCTGGTCCTGGATGAAATAGGCGTTCAGCGGGAGACGAAAAATGAGCAGGTGGTATTGCACCAGATAATTGATCGCCGGACAGCATCACTGTGCAGTGTCGGGATGTTAACAAACCTGAATCATGCCGCAATGAGTACGCTTCTTGGTGAGAGGATTATGGACCGCATGACCATGAACGGTGGTCGATGGGTGACGTTTAACTGGGATAGCTGGCGTCCAAATGTCAGCAATCAGAGGGTTGTGAAGTAATTTTTGTTGGAGGACGTTTTAATGGAAACTGTATTTGACGCACTGAAAGCAATGGGAAAAGCCACATCGGTAGAACTGGCCGCGCGACTTGATATCAGTCGTGAAGAGGTTCTCAACGAGCTGTGGGAACTCAAAAGAAATGGCGTCGTTGATAAAACTGGTCACACCTGGTTTCTGGCTGGCGAAGGTGAATCCCGGGTAACCGAAGAGCGGCCAGTAAAATCTGAAGCACAGGATATGCTGACCGGGGAGGTCGAACAAAAAGTTACCGCAGACATGATGATTGAGTTTATCGGTCAGGATGGTGCTAAAACGTGTGAGGAACTGGCGGGTAAGTTCGGCGTCAGTACTCGCAAGGTTGCCTCCACGCTGGCGGTGGTAACCGCAACGGGGCAGCTGGCACGCGTTAATCAGAACGGTAAATTTCGTTACTGCATGCCGGGCGATAATTTACCAGCAGAGCCGAAAGCCGCGCTGGTAACGGAAAGTGATGGTAAGGCCTTTCCTCAGCCAGCAGGTGCTGCGTTACCAGTCCGGGAAGCCGCAACACAGGAAGAAATTAAAACAGAAACTGTGGCGGACATTGTGCAGCCGTTGCCATCGTTTACCGAAACGCAAGCAGATGAGCTGATTTTTCCGTCCCTTCGCAGGGCAAACCTGGCGCTGCGCAGGGCGAAAAGTGATGTTCAGAAGTGGGAGCGAGTCTGCGCCGCTCTGCGGGAGCTGAACAAGCACCGGGATATTGTTCGACAGATTACTGATTCTTCCCGCCATGTTGTATCGGAAAAGTGATTGCCGGAGGCGCTTATGGCAAAAGTATTTACACCAGAAGAGCGGGAAGAAGTGAAGGCGCGCATTGTGGAATTCGTGCGCCTGAGCGGACGAGAAACTTTTCGACAACTGGCAGATAAAACGGGTGTCAGTAAGACCGCTATTCGTCGTTTATCTGGTGCGCTTGCGGCCAGTGGTGATGTCTGGCTCTCTGGTTGCGGGGTATTTCCATCAGAGCAGGCGTATCGCGTATGGCGTAAGACACCGGAGAAGGCTGCTGACCCGACACTGATTCGAAAGTTACCTGACGGAGAAATACGTCGTTACAACAGACGGCAGAACATAATTTGTCGTGAGTGCCGCCAGAGCGAAGTTATGCAGCGTGTGCTGGCGTTCTATCGGGGAAACTTTCAGGAGGTGATGGAGTGAGGGTCAGAGTTTATATTGCCGGTCCAATGACGGGATATGAAAATTTCAACCGTGAGGCGTTTCACAAGGCGGAAGAGGAACTGAAACGGGAAGGGCATACCGTCTTAAACCCGGCAGTACTTCCGGACGGGCTGACACAGCCGCACTACATGGATATTTGCATGGCAATGATTCGTTGTGTGGATGCGATTTACATGCTGAATGGCTGGCAGCGGTCAGCGGTCAGCGGGCGCTAAGGCAGAGCTGGCACTGGCGGAGAAACTGGGGCATGCAGTGATTTATCAGGAGGTGGCTCAATGAGAGAGGTTAACTATGAGGCGCTTCGTGAGGCAGCACAAAACTATCAGTCGACGCTGGCGTGGTATCAGGCTATCCCGGACAGCCCAAATGCTGAACGGGATTGTGATGCGGCTCTTGCTGCGTTTAAGCGTCACATCCGTCATCGGGAAGCGGATATTATCGCTGATTTGCTGGATGGACTGGAAGAAGCAAAATCACAACTCAAAGAGCAGCGTGAGTATTACGAAGGCGTTATCTCTGATGGGAGCAAGCGTATTGCTGAACTGGAAGCGCGGGAAGTTCAATTACCGACTCGCTACGACCTTCGATATGGACACCCGATAAATGCAGATGAGCGACATGTCATGATACCTAAAGAAAATGGCAGTTGGCTTTACCTGATTGACCTAGAACACGCATTACGCGTCTCTGGCATTCGCATCAAAGGAGAGGAGCATGGAAATAAAACCAGAGGATGAGTTAAGCAATATCGTTTTATTTCCGGTAAAAGAGGATGACCCTCGTAATCAGGTTAATTTTCTTTATGAGCCATCGGAAAGACCATATTGTCATCACGCCTCTGTTCGGGTTGACGAAAAAGAGCGCTAGGTCCGCTGTAAAATCTGCGGTGCGGTTGTGGAGCCGTTTGACTGGATGCTCTCTGTGGCGAAAAGAGAAACCAGACTGGCAGATGATGTAAGGCTATTGCGCCAGGAGGAACAGGAAAGGCGGAAAAATATAGAAAAGTTAATTCAGATTGAACGTAACGCGAAAGCGCGGATACGCAGGGCGACAAAATCCAGAACTGAATAAATAAATTTAGCGCTGTAAATAAAATCTAATCCTTAACTGGAGGTGTATTTATGTTAAATACACAGAAAGCCATTAATGCGGAAAAATATAACGAGTGGGCAAGAAAATTCTCTGAGCAGATTTTTAAAATTACTGGCGATGAGAATGCGGCAAAAAATGAATTAGAACCGTGGACACCTGAAGGAAACGCACCAAATTATTGCTGGTGGGAGGTTGATCCGGTTGATGTTGCAAATGAAGCCATGAGTTACCACAACGATTAATGTCAGGAGGCCGCCTGAAAGGGCGGTAAGAAATGACTACATTATTCAGAAAAGAATATCCGAGAAAAAGTAGAGCGACAGAATTTTTGTTTCTCATTATATTTATCGTGTTGATGATACCGATACCCCCGCTATTACTGGTCTGGTTTATCGTGAAAATAATTGAGCCAGTTATTGAATTGTATAACGACGTGGTGTGGGCGTCGTTCAGCACACTGCACAATAAAATTAATCCGTATAAGGAAAGCTGATATGGCACTGACGAAAAAACAACGTGCAGAGCTGCGCATGAAGTTCGGCGGTCGCTGTGCTTATTGCGGCTGCGAACTTGGCGAAAAGTGGCATGCAGACCATGTAAAACCGGTCATTCGTTTTGATGGAAATATGCTTCACCAGGAACGTGACGATATATCCAACATGGTTCCGGCATGCCACCCATGCAATCTGCACAAGCATTGCAGTAGTCTGGAAGATTATCGGCGAATTATCAGTGATGGTCGTCGTGAATTCCTTGCGTCCGGGAAAGGCAAAGCGCTGGTTCGTATGGGATTGGTTGAAATGAAATCTGACCCAGTTGTGTTCTGGTTTGAAAAATATCAAGAAGGGGCTACGGCATGGCGACTTTTACCAGAGAGCAGTTAATAGCTCACGCAGAGGAGACTATTGAAGCACAGAGACTGTGTATACCGGGCACAATCGACCATGACATCATCCGCACATATAAGATGGATATTGCTGTTCTGGAAATCGCACTGGTATCGCTGGCAGCAGAGCCAGCCGGTAAATTGCATGAATACAAACCAGTGGGATATCAGCGTCTGGTCGATGAGTTAACCATGCTGGTAAAGCAGTTAACCTGGCAACTGAGGAAAGCGAAGCCAGACTGCAAATTACCGGATAAGGCGATGAGTTATCTGGAGCGGAACGGACTGATAAGCGTGGAGGATATTTTACGATGACCTGGCCTGAAGCATTCACAACGGTAGGAATTGCGATGGCGGTGGCGCTGGTGGTGTATTCGATTTGCCGCTGGGGATAAATCGCCGAAAAAAGATCCCGACATAAACATGAGCCGGGATCTTTGATTTATATAGCCTACGAATCCGCCAGTAAGAGAGGGGGGCGGACGGTTAATTCTAACACCGGAATGATGTGGGTAAAAGTTTATAAGAAATCGGTTTCATAACTTTGCCCACCATGATAGATACCGACAATAAAGACTTTTCTGCTATCAACGGCAAAAGCAATAATCGTTCTGTGGCGGAAATGAGTTACCCGCATCCCCTGGCGAATATCATCGCGTTTATTGCCCCGATGCGGGAATGTAGAAAACCCATCAAGATAATCAAGAAGCGCATTGGCATAATTGTCAGCAATGACGTTCCCTGCTTTCTCCGTTATATACCTGTGCAGGTTGATTATTTGTTGTTCGGCCTCAGGAGTAATGATGACTTCATATGTCATGCAGATTACTTCCCGGATCGAATCGCGGCGCGAACCTGTGAAATGGAGCGTCCGTTGTTTGGGTTTTCGCGGATAGAATCAAGAGAGGGGGCGGCTGAATGCGTTAACCACGCTTCGATTGCTTTATCGCGCTCATTCAGTGCGCGAAGCCCTTCACGAATGACCTCGCTTTCTGAAGCATAGGCACCGGAAGCCACACGGGCGCGCACCATGTCAGCCATTTCGTTAGTTAATGTAATGCTGAATTGTTGGGTTGTACGCATGGTAAACCTCACGGAGTAGGATAGAACACCATTCGATGATAGCACGTTGCCTGTTGACGACAACAGAAATCAGAGACAATATTGCCGCACGCCAGCTTGAACAACTGGCACCTGCTGCGCCAGCAGAGAAAACCGATGGCGCACAATACCAAACATCACAATTCTGATATCGCCCCTGCCAGCAGGCAAGGGCGGTATTCTCACACATTCAAATATGACTGGTATCAGCACGATCCCTGCACTGAAGAACAGGCCGAATGGCTGATTCATAACTACCGCAGACGTGGGTATGAGTTTAAGAAAGCCCTTAGCCTCGACTACCGTCACTGGATAATCTACGTCAGGCTCCTTTATTCCGAACGCCCGCCGCGTCCGTCCCGCACATTCCAGCAACGCATCTGGAGGTAACGTGCGGGTATTACTTC